ATAACAGTATAACTTTCGCACATTTACCTAACATGTCAACCTCCTAAGGTTGCTTGTATTGTTTATATTACATCAACGGTGTAACAAGGTAGCCGAGGGGAATCACTACCTTGTCACACCACATTACATCACTTAAGCGACTAAGTCAAGTCCCTTGACCGTACTAAGAACCCAAGCGACAGGATTCTTAACCAAGTCACCATGACCGTCTTGCAATTTCTCAACCGCCACATCGTAGCCAGCCTTACGAATCATCTCGCTAGGTGTACCATAACCGTGACGATACGAAGAGAACATCTCTGTAGGCATCTGCTCAATTGCACCGAACGCTAGACGGCGCAACATTGACGGATGACAAACCGCATACATCATGTTGTTTATGTCCAACATCTCCGATGAATCATGCAATTTCACAACCGTAGAATACTTGGTGTTGTCACTAGAGACAGGCATCTCTACCGCCAACTCTACGCCGACACCCAACTTGTGGATTACATCCAACAGAGCGACTACCGCAACACCTCGGCGAACGATATCGTCTGCCGAAATGCTACAGGACATTGCACCGTTGATTATGACTCGGACAACCCGACCCATACGGGCTTGTGGTTCTGTCACATAATCCACCATGCACTCAGGGTCACCACTCATGTAGCGTCCCATGTCCACGCTATCCCCACTGTGAGAATAGTAGGTGGTGAACGGTTCATCCATTGCACTAGCAATATCAGTTTCAAGTTGTGCAAACAACTTGTCAACATCAGGACGCTTTTCATCCCAACCATGTATCGCTAGTTCACATGCTTCCGCTAACGATGCGGTACCTGCCCAAGCACCGTCACGCCTTGCATCCGATGAACCCTTTGTGGGATTGGATTCCGCATGGCGAACATAATCGCCAAGTGAATCAAAATGGTCTACGACCACTCGCATTGAGCCTTGCTTTGCATCTTCACGCTTGCTATACATAATCAACCTCCAGTTGATGTTCGTTTATGAAATGGACCGTACAAGTGTGGCTCAAAGAGCCACACCTGTAAGAATCTTGTCGGCTTGCTCAGGCTTAGCACCCTTGAGTACGGTCATGTCAATTGCCTCACGGAAAGTAAAGCCAGCATCTAAAAGATGCGCACCGTTTTCCGATGCTCTCGGTGACACAATCACTTGCAGACCAAAGTCTGCAACATTTTTGCGACACTGACGAACAACCATAGTCCACTTCGTGGCTTTACGAACATCCAAGCCTGTTGAAGCAACCATGGCATCCTCAATATTCTCATCAATGAGAATATCCATAAACACGAAACGGTCTTTCGTAGCACCGTCAATCGGATTCCGTCCAACATACTGTGCCGTAGCACCGTTGCCGTAAGTATTGCCTGCCGCAATCGCAATGAATCCCTCGTGACGCTTCACCATACCGTCAGGGAACGCCATGAATCCGTTGGCAAGTGCCGCATTTAGCGTACCCAAGATGTTCGGATTAGCGTTGTCAATCTCGTCCATGAGGAAGATACCGCCATTTTGGAAACGCTCACGGAACTCCGTTCCGACATAAACGCCATTCGCTGTCTTAAAGCCGACAAGGTCGGATTTAGATGACTGCGAATTGAACGACTGTGCCGAAAACTCAAGCCCTAAGGCTTGTGATGCTTTCTCGGCAATCGTTGTCTTGCCAGTGCCAGCACTGCCCACCATGAAGATGTTCCGCTTTTTCTGAAGAATCTTCAGAACACTGGGGAATTGTGCATGTTGAATCCCCTCCAATTTGCGAACCTCGCCACTTGGTAGGTGAATTTCATTCACCACAGGACGAACCAACCGAACCGCTTCGGACAGATTCACTAGGTCGGCTTTCACAGAATCAAGATTCTGTGTCATAACCGATTCCGCAATCTCGGTGACAGCATCCTTGTCAATGCCTAAAGGCATTGTGGCAAGCAAATTCTGCACCATTGTGGCGATGACAGCATCCAATGACGAACCGCTAGGTGCAGTAGCCTTAATAGATGTGGCTACCGTAGGTGTAGTCGGGATTGGTGCTGGTGTCGGTGGCACCTCACGCTTCGGCTGTGGTGTCGGAATCGGTGAACCGTCCAAAGCACTATTCACAACAGCCTTGATTTCATCAAGGGACTTGTGCATCGGTGTACCATTCCAAGTCACTTTCATAAAGGTCCCAACCTTTATGAGTTGATTCTTGTCCATATTTCGTACCGAAATCGTAATCTCGGCACCGCTAGGATATTTCACCGTAGCGGTCTTATTCGTCCTATCAACAGATAGGACAGTCGGGGCTGGTCTTGCTGGCATGTTTACCTCCATGCTTATATGAATGGCTGTCCGTTCACGGACATCTAATGTCACAATCGGGATTGATTATGACCACCATAGCGGAAAGGCAAGGAATTGAACCTCGCTACAACCACAAGCACTCTAGAGCATAATGCTCGTCCATACTTGCGGTTGGCACACTGCCTGTGTGCTTACCGTGACCTCGTGAACATGAACATTCAATCACAAGGACATTGCATGACAATTAGGCGTAATTCCGATTATGCCCACTTTCGTACTCTACACAGCATCCTCGTGGATTGCCAATCCAACGCTTACTAGCAACGCTACCTCAAATACGACTAGGCAAACATAACCTACAGATTATCCGCTAATCATCCAAGTCGGACAATGCAAACATACCGCATTGTCCATGCCATTTTACGCCGATATCCGATTATCACTCGGACTCACTAGGCTACCCTATGGCTCCAACCGCATCCCGTTCCGAATGACGAACGCCATTCGGTGACTGCAAGTGTGGCGGATTGATTCGTGTTGCTCAATCCTGTCGTACCGCTTACCGCCAATTGCCCTAAGCATCTAGGGGACGATATGCCGTTGCCGACCCCAACATAATGACAGCACCGAAAACAAATTGCAAGCACCAATTGACACGCCGAATTTTCACGGGTGTTCCATGTGCATAATGCCTACGCAAGAATCACACGCCAATTCCGCATGTTGGCAAACCGTCATATACCCAACGGTAACTTACCCTCGGTTCTCACCTTGCGTCATGCACGGGTCATAACGGGTCATTATGCGTGCGTGAAGCGGATACCCGACATAATCGTGGTCATAATCCCATAATAATAGGCACTATATTGAACCATATATGCCCCTACAGTTTCCTAGCCACGAATGCACACATGGGGGGCGCATGGGGGGGTACGCACCCGTCTACATTTAATATTAAAAGGGGGCATGTCCGATGCGTTATGGATATAAACGGGGGGACTGTCCACGCCATAATGGGGGTGGGGGTGTTTTTTAAAGGAGTCCCTTATTGTATATGGTGTGTTATATGATTTGGCTGGTTCCCTTGGGTTTGAACCAAGACTTTACGGATTAACAGTCCGTTGCACTGCCAGTTATGCTAGGAACCAATAGTTATATATCTAGCAGTCCCATGCTCGTCTTGCTTTGTTTAGACGGCTGTTGGGGTTTTTGGCTGCTTTCGGAAACATTTTTGCTTGACCAGCCGACCTAGCACAGTACGATTTGCGTCTCGCTGCGGCTTTGGGTGATTTTGCTGCCTGAGATTTTTTGACGGGTGGTTTAAGAGTACCTTTTGTGTATGAAGCACGACCTCGTGCATTAAGCCCTCCATTGGGATTTTTGCCTTCTTTCCTTGTCCATGCTGGTGTTTTATTTGCCATAATATAATGCCTGATGATTATGAATTATTTCAGCCATTTTTGTGGCTTCTTCTGGGGTCATAAACTTTCCTAAATGTTTTCCTGTAGCATTATATTGTTGGATTGCTTCTTGGTCGCTCAGTTGTGCTGGGCGACCATTCTTTACACCTATTGTTGGTAATAGAATTTCTTTGCCGTTTATGTTTACTGACATTGAACGAACTGTTGATATGCTACCATCTGGTTGACGGAACCGAGGACGATTGAAAAGGTCTATGTTGCCACTGTAACCTTTTGGTTTTTGCGTAGGTTTTGGGGGTTTAGGTATTTTCATTATCTTTCCTTTATGTCCACGCTAAACTAGAGGGAAACTTTCTGTAAGAAAGTTTTATCCTTTGTTCTGTTATCCAGTATAGCACCTACGCTCACGCTCGGTGCAACCTAGTTATCCTTCCCCCCTCCGTAGGTTCCCCCCATCAATGTTCCCTCCGTTCCCTAGATAGAACAATCCACCCATTAGCATGGACAGCAATCCAATGCTAGATGACCGTCAACAAAAATTCTTGGAATGGCTATGCACCCCACCAAACGGTAGAGTACCATCATCCGAAAAAAACTATGCGCTACAAGAATCCATGGACGACTCCACCCTAAGACGATGGAAGAAAAAACCGTCATTCAAGGCTGCGTGGGAAAAGAAAGTGTCAGAACTTCAACAGTCCCCTGAACGAACCCAAAAACTATTAGACAACCTGTATGAGCGTGCCCTCAGTGGGGACAACAACTCCGCCAAACTATACCTTCAGGCAACAAACCGTTTAGCACCAATGCAAGTGAATGTTGAACACAGCCAAAAAACCTCGGAAATCACTGACGCAGAACTGGATGCTCTTATAGCGTCAGTCGCTCATTCTGAAATTGAGTCCCGTAAGGAACAGAAACAGTTATAAATGAGTAGGTTGATTGAATGTCCAACTTGTGGTTGTGAGTATCCTCCTGAGGCTACTCGTTGGCTTTGCCCACAATGCGGATATAAAGATTCCTGTTGCGAGGGTGAACCTAGAAAAATGAAGGATTTATATTAATGGCTGTACCTAGCACACAAAATTTAACTATCACCAGAGGCGATACCGAAGTCGTTGTTATCACTATGAAAAATTCGGCTGGTGTTGCCATCAACATTACTGGTCGCACCTACTTGGCGCAAGTTCGCCTGACCAAGGATTCTGGGTCTATCGCTGCTGCGTTCACTTGCGCAATCACTAACGCTGTTGGCGGTGAGGTTACTTGTACGATGTCGGCTGTCTCTAGTGCTGCTTTGGCTGCTGGCAAATATTATTGGGATTTTCAAGAAACCAATGCTGGTGTTGTTTCCACTATTCTCGCTGGAAGTGTTACTGTCCTCGCAGATGTAACAAGGTAATTATGGCTGTAACCAATGTTGTTGTTACTATCACTGAGTCAACAAGCAATTTTTTAAACACCCCTACGGTGGGTAACCAGAACATTACTGTTAGTCGTGGCGATATTATTAGTGGTACTGTCCGTACAGCGGACATTACACTTATTTCTTCAGCGGCTTTCGGTCCCAAGGGCGAAACTGGTGCAACTGGTGCAACAGGCGCTACGGGTCCTATTGGTTTAACTGGTCTTACGGGTGCTACAGGTGCGGCAGCAACAATTGCTGTTGGTACTGTTTCTGCTGGAACAGCAGCAGTTGTCAACTCTGGTACTAGTGCCGCAGCAGTTTTAGATTTCACTTTGCAAACTGGAGCCACAGGAGCAACTGGTCCTACAGGTCCAACAGGACTTACTGGTCCTACGGGTCCAACGGGTGCTACGGGCGCTACAGGGTCTACAGGAGCAACAGGTCCGACTGGTCCACAAGGACCAAT